AAAAGCCTCCGAGCAGTCACGCTCAGAGGCTTAATCTTTTTGAGGGGATATTCCTATGGAGAACAGTAATTACTTTTTGTACTCCTTGGCAGCTGCTTCGGTCTTGGGACCATAGAAGCCGTCTACCTTTACACCGAGCATTCCCTGTACCAGCTTTACAGCTGTAAGTGTCTCATATCCTATGATGCCGTCTGCTCCGTATGTAGAGAGGCAGTCAGCATCCATCCAGAGAAGGAAGTTCTGAAGCTTTTCTACTTCGGATCCTGTATCACCCTTCTGGAAATATCCTCTTGAAGGGATCTCAGGCCACGGTCCGGGATAGGATTCTCCGGAAGGCTCCGGGGGTGTCGGTGTAGGTTCGGGACCGGGCTCCGGAACAACGGGAGTCGGTGAGAGATACTTTCCGCTCGCATATCCGTCGTTATAGAATACCCAGGCTGTGCATCCTCCGATAGACTCGCCTTCAACGACGGTCTCGGACTTGAATGTGGTGCCGTTATCTATCCAGCCGACCTGCTTACTGTCTGTGTTAGGTTCCTCACGGAGCCTTAAGGCATCTCCGGAGTATGTGCAGACCGTGTACTGGTCTTTAGGTGCCGGCGCCGGAGGATCTCCGGACAGGATGCTCGTTACCTGGTCAGCAAGATCTCCCATCCTGCTCATGAGCCAGGAACCGGGACAGTCTGTGTCTGCGAACCATCTGTGAACAGTCAGGAGCATCTCGTCATCATCCGGATCATAGTCAAGAGCTGTGTCCTTGTCGCTGATCCAGATCAGCTTCTTCTTTCCGTATCTCTGACAGATGTCTGCGCAGAGCTTGATGAGCTTGTCATAAACAGCAGGCCTGAAGGCATAAGGTGAGCTTGCATCTGAAGCACACTCGATGGTAACTGCTCTGTTGTCGTTGTCTCTGGAAGAGCTTGTCCATGCTCTCCACTCTTCTCTTACACAACCTCCGACACGTCCATCAGCTCCAATGATGTAGTTAGATGATACCTGTCTTGAAGTTGTTGCGAAGTAGTCGAGGCCGTTCTCAACTGAAACCTGTCCTACCCAGCAGTGCGGAGTGATCCTGGTAATTGAATACCATCTGTTTCCGGAGTTGTCTCCGCTCTCACGGATCTTGTCTGTTAAAGGGCTCCAAGTTGCCATTGTTCATCCTTTCTGGAGACTCTTTATCATGTCTCTCAATTCATCTATACGAACGAATGCCGTCTGGAGATCTCTCTGAAGGACGGCAATATCCTTGGAGTGATCCTGAAGGCTCTCGTTCATCTTCTCAACCTTATCTTTGATGTCGTTAGTTGTAGCAACGAGCTGCTGAAGCGTGAATGATATCTCCGTGAATGAAGCAGTATTCTTCTTGGAATCCTTGACTGCATTCATAATGAACGTAACGACACCAATGACCATCATCACGCTGGAAACGCACAGAGCTACAATGCTGATTGGATCCATTTCACACCTCCGGAAGTCCGGTTGCGATGCTTGTCAGAAGAGACAAGATGGCAGCCAGGAGAGATGCGGAACCGACAACAAGCCAGTTGACCTCTTCAATAAGAGCTGTCGTTCCGATAGCAGCTATGGCGGTCTGGCAAAAGGTCTTCAGGGCTCTGATCCCTGCTGCCTTCCAAAACTCCGGACTCGTGATCTCGTTCTTAAGTCTGTCCATGATTGCACCTCCTGTCAGTCTTCAACTCCAAGGATCTCGTCACGCTCTTCAGCTGTGATCTTTCCCTTTTCGTAGAGCTCGTCTATCATGGCCTTTGTCCAGAGGCCGTCCTGATAGAACTTCTTATACTTCTCGATCTGTTTAGGCGTCAGCATTTTCCGATACCTCCTCTGTCATGTCAGGCAGTTCGACATCTGTCATAAGTGCAATGAACTCGATGTTTGCCTCGTTCTTAAGTGCCTGAGCAACTGTGTGTTCAGCTGCAGCACGATCCTTGATCGGCTGTGTTGGTCTTACGATTTTGGGCATTTTCAGAAACCTCCTTGTAAAATTTGTCCATTCTGTTGATTATTTTGTACGTGTTGCCTTTAGAGGCATGAGCTCTCCAGCCCTGATAGCAGTTCTCGAGATCGGCGCCGCAGTGAGCTTGTCTCACAAGCCTTCTGCGTTCGCGCTTCGGGTTCTCCGGAACAAGGTTCCTTATGACCTTTCCCGTTGCTGTCAGTCTGTAGTCAAAGCCGAGGAAATTGACCGGCTCGTCAATGCTCTTGATAAGTGTTTTCTTCGGGTTGAACTCAAATCCGAGGTCTGCCAAATAGAAGCCGATGTTTGCCTTCGTCATCTCCAGCCTGGTCAGATCAGGATCCAGGATGAGGAAGTCATCCATGTATCTGACGTAATATCTGCAGCAGAGCTTCTCCTTGATGAAATGATCCATACCGTCGAGAACTGATATCCCTGCGATCTGGATCATCTGTGAGCCCGGATTGAAACCGTTCGCACCGTCGTACTGTTGTCTTATGACTGTCTGCACCGCTTTGAACGTCTTCGGAGGAAGTCTTCTCTCAAATGTCTTCTCTGCCAGGGCGTGACTCATCGTCGGATAATATCCGTGGATGTCACACTGAAGCACATATCCGTTAAGACCGTACTTCCGGAAGAAGCTGCGCAGCATATTAGCGAACAGGTCTCTTGCGAAGTCTGTTCCTTTGCCCTTCTGACACGCACAGTTCGCGCGTATGAAGCTCTTTACCATCGCAGGGTAAACAGCATTATCATTTAGCGAACGCTGATATACGCGATCTCTGAATGCTATGGAGACTATGTCTCTGCGCTTGGGTGTATATACAGTGAAGCGTCTCGGCTCTTTTGCCTTGTAGGTTCCGTTCTTAAGCTCTCCGGAGAGCTTGATGCACTCTTCAAGCGGGTTCAGAACATAGTGTGCAACGGAAGGCTTCCAGGAGACACCCTTCTTACATTTGAGCATTGAATCATAAAGCGCATCAAAGTCGATGAGCTCGTCATAATCCATCATTTAGTTGTTATAAATCAGCGGCGCTGATAGCGGCTGAAACCATCGTTCTCCGCGTCGCCGCTGTATTGTTCAGAGATCTTTCGAGGATCCCCAGGGAGTTCGGCTCCTTGTGTCTACTTTGAGAGCGCCTAAGCTATACTTCGGCCTTTATGTCTCTGGGAAGAAACGATCGGGAGCGCACTGGAGCGCGTTGATTGCGTTGTTGTTGTTGACGTTGCCTGAGGTGTTCACATTCCATGTATTGTTAGAGTTGCCTCGGTTCGCCGAACGCAAACGCTCACCAGCAAGATAGCCTACATCCCTATGTTTGAGCGTTCCTTGAAACGCTTAACATCAGATTCACGCCATTTCATGATATATTCACGGCATTCCATTGTCTTGCTCGCCCAGTAAACTACTCGGCGGCTCGACAGATGGAACACGCGCTTTGCTATATCAAGCTCGGCGATCAGAGTGTCACAATCAGCTTTAGCACGCAGCTGGTACTCGGCACGCAGTTTGAGATCTTCAGCTGTTTCAACCTTGATCCCGTTCGCGGTCCTTAAGTTTATGTAGATATCTTTTGCAAGCCTTATGAGATCATCCGTCACTGCATTCTTGTATTTTGGTGAAAATGCGTTCTCATTGCAGCAGATCTTGATCGTGTAATATGCAAGATCCATAGCCAAAAGCAACGTTTTTAACGTCTGGTTCTCATTTCTCTTGCTTACGGGCACGCTCACTGATTTATATACTCCTTTCTTTTAGTTTTTGGTTATATGCCGGCCGAGGTGTCGGCCGGCGATTGTTAGATTGTCAGATGATGATACAAGCGGGAGCGCACTGGAGCGCGGTGACCGCGCCGTTGCCGTAGACGCCGCCTGAGGTGTACACATTCCATGTATAGTTAGAGTAGCCTCGGTGCGCCGAACGCAAACGCTGATATCTCGCTGTAGAGTGGTTTGTAAGGTCGTACTTAATAAGCTCAGGATAGGTACCGCCCTGTGCGAACTTTGTATCTGTGCCGTTAAGCTCCTTATAGTATTCCCAGTAAGCACCCTCTGCATCGTCTCCGGTTGCCTGAGGGTTGATATACATCTGTTCGAGCGCAGGAAGGAACAGCTTATCATAGGTGTACTCAAAGCCTACACCTTCCTTAGTCTTGTCAGACGTGTTCAGAGCTGTCTTGATCTTTGTCTCGTGGAGAACATGCTTGAAGTCATCTGTAAAGCCTGCAAGGAATCCTCTTTCCGTAGCAGCCTTTGAAGGTGCCATGTCCCAGACTGTCTGAGGATGCCACCAAGCGCCTGCAGCTGCATCGGAGTTTAGCCACTGTCTGATAGCAGACTTTGACCATCTGTTATAGCCGTATGCTGCAGCCTGATATCCATTCATTGTTGCAGAAGAATATCCTGGTGTGAATGTTCCGAGGTCTGTTCCGCCGTTTCCTGCAGTAAGTGCGACCTGCTCGAGAGCTGTTGTGGAAGTGTTGCTTGCATAAGTCGTGATCTTCCAGTTTGCGACAGCAACGTCAGGCCAGTTGTTAGGTGCACATACGAGACCGTTGTTCGGAACGTCCTGAGTAAGTGTGAACTGATAGTCAGTATTGCCCGAGATGTTTCCCCAGTTAGCGGAAATCTTGAAATGATATGTTCCTGCAGCAAGTCCGGAAGGACAGTGCAGGAGCGCAGGATAACCTGAGAAGGGCATACCGACCGGATCACTGTAGTGAGCCTGAAGGACCATTCCCGGCACGATGGTGCCGTCATGCTTTTCAAACTCGCCGAAGGCTACGATATCCCAAGGGAAAGCGTACTTAACATTGTTTGCTGCTGTCCAGGAATCAACGATCTGGTCGCCGATGGTAAAGTCATGAGGAGCGTCGCCGCCTCTGACGATCTCTGCGATCTGGTTCCAGTCTACATCCGGAAGCTCCGCACCCTGAGCAATAGCCATACGCTCAAGGATGGTGTTCTGATGTACGAGCTGGGAAGCGATCTCCATGATGGAAGTGTCGCGTGGGAAATTTCCTGTTTCTGATGCCATTTTGTTTTTCCTCCTATTGTTTAATCAGGTAAATCAGGATCATAAGTCCAGTTAAGTCCGTTGTCTGTCGGATCTCGCCACAAGATGAGCTTCTTTGCTGTTGATGCAGCCCAGGCGCCGGCCTGTTCAGCTGACTCAGCTGCAGACAATGCCGAAGCAGCTGCAGATTCTGCAGAAGCAGAAGCCTCTCCAGCGGAATGTCCGGCAGCAGTTGCCGCTGCTTCCGTGCTGTCTTCAACCTCGCGGAGAAGAGAGATGTCTGACTCGGACATGGTTCCGTTCTCTGTTGAGGCTTTCTCAACTTCAAGCCAGAAGTTAGCCGTACCGATGTCGGTGTCGCCCTTCTTGATCCTCAGCTCGCAGTCAACAAGGCCGGAGATCGCCGTCATCTGCTCTGTGGTCGCAACGTCTACATAATTGCTATGTGTGTTCGTCACGCTGTAGAGGAAGATGTGACTGTCGCTCTTCTGGCCTTCGATCGTGATGGTCTCGGTACCGTCAAGCGTGTAGTTCGTACTTCCGTCAAACAGATAGCAGCGGAATGTCCTGCCTTTATCGTACTGTGATGAGTGTACGACCGGTTTTACCTTGCCCGGAACAAGGTTCAGGTTAATCGTTTGCATTGTTTTCCTCCTTATATTTAATAAACTCCATAAACGTTACATACCCAGCCGTCTGACGACTTGTTTCCCATTGTGAGGGTTGCCGTGGTTCCTGAATACTTCAGTTTGAACACGATATAGTCCGTCTCGTCTGATATGCAGAAGTTCTGATCCGATGTGGTTATCAGAGCCTTCGGAATGGTCATTGTTATTAAGGATCCTCCGGAATGAACGTGAGCTGCTACGATATACATGTTGTAATCGCCATAGTTGAACGTTGTACTTCCGCTGCTTAAAGTTCCCGTGTAAAGATCCTGCACCTGTTCGGATGCCTTAACCTTCTTGAACTTACCTATTCCGTTCTGTCCGGAAAGGTTGATCGTGACGTTTCCGCTCGCGTCATAAGCGTTTACGGTACCGTCTCCCGCGCTTCCTGCGAACATCTCAGCTCTTGTGTTTCCGTCACTGTCTTTGACGTTGACGAAACCGCTGTTGTAGCTGTTGTTGCCTGCCCTGACAGTCTGGTTCCCGGCATTGTTCTTGAGCTCCAGCTCTCCGCCGGCTGAACCTGACCACATTCCTGCTATATAGGTCTTCGACGGATTCGCGAGCCAGAGATGGCCCTCTCCGTTGTAGGAATAGAGCTGCGCTCTCGTGCTGCCGTCCACACCTCGCAACTGGATCCTTCCGCCTTCTTTCTCACCTCTTACATAGACGAGGATCGTCTGATCTTCACCTTTGCGGAGATAGAGCGAGGCGCCGTTGTGCGTTCCGTCAGTGAAGGACCAGATATCAGCCACGATGTT